AGCCGGTCAGACGTGCCGCGCGCCAGGTCTCGCAAGTAGGGAACTAGCGCGCTTCGCCTTTTTTTCGGCCGGTCCTGTATTCGCCCACCATCTCCCAGGCCCGCGCCGTGACCCACCGGTAGAGTTCATTGCTGAGGTCAGCTATTGCCTCAACGTCGCCGGTCTCACAGCCCAACAGCGCGGCCTCCCCCTCCCTACCGAGCGCCACGGTGATAGCGTTCTGTTTATTCAGTCGCTCGGTAAGGGAGAGGATCAGGGCCGCGTCAACCTCTTTCTGCAGGCCGGCTGCCTTGAGCTCAACAACCAGTCGGTTGCCGGCCTCAACAGCCGCATTCCAATCTAGCCACGCGTCACGAAACTCCTGATTGTGGTTGAGCCACACGCTGAGATAGTTACCCGAAAGCGCATCCTCAACTGCGGAGGCGTCGGCTTCGTCAACGCCCTGATCTCGCATATGCTGAGCGAAGTCTGCGAGATCAAGCCGTTTGTGGACCTTTGGAAATCCTGTAACGCCCAACTTTTCACGGTCGATCATACGGATGCCCTTTCGTTAACCACGGTCAGCTGCACACCAACGTTGTCTGTTTCGATGTCCCTACCGTGTCTGAGTGTGCCGGTCACGATGTTATCGCCGTTTTCGTCTGATAGGGTCCTGAATGATTCTGGCTTCCAAACGCCCTCGAAGTCGATCCAGAATGTTTTCTTGCTGTAGGTCGTGCCTGCCGTGGCAACAGCTGTGCCCTCGGCCTTCAACCGCACCAGCCGTACCGCGCCGGTTCGCATAACAACCCGCTCGGCAACTGCCGTTGTGTCGTGCTCAAAGGACAACTCAAGCTCAGCTGTACCGCCAACGTTTTTGATCGCGTTGAAATACAGATTGCCGTCAGCGCCGCGTACTGGTTGCCATCCGGTTTCGACGGTCAGCCGGAACCCCAACAGCGTGCCGGCCTTCTCGGTTGTGCCGATCGTGCCGCCCGTGGCGTCAACGTAGAGCTGGAACTCGTTGAACAGGATTTCTTCAACGGCAATCGGCGTGAGCGATCCCGTGAATGTGCTGTCAAGAACCTGCCGGCCAATCCATGTGGCTGATTCCAGTTTCAGCGCCTCATCAACGCGGCCGCCTAGTACAAACTGTGTGACGAATGAGTATTCCATCTCAACTGCGTCTGAGTTGTCGCCGCCCTCGATTGTGTAGAGCTTTGGATCGTTGGCCGCTGCATTCAGTTGATAGGCGTAGACGTAATCCGTGCCGGCCCCATCCTGAACACCGGCGATAGTATCAATGCCGGCTTCAAAGATGTGCACCAGCTGTTCAAACGTCGCCGGCGTGCTTGGCATGTTGAGTTGTGCCAAGTAAGCTGCGTCATAGAACCGGTGATAGGGGTCACGCAACCCCAAGTCCTCTTCAACAAAAACGCGGGTCCGCTGATCCTCTGGTATCTGCGCTTCGCCGCGCCAAATCTCAGTCGCGGCAACCGCTGTGCCCGCCGCGGCTTCACGCCCGATCTGAACCTTGCTTAGTTTCCTGATTCCATATGCCATCGTGTGTTACCTCCCTATGTTGCTGTTGTGTACCTGATTTTGACAGGTACATCGAATTGCCAACCGATTGTGGGAATGCCGCCCCACACCATTTCGCCAAACGTGTAAGTAATCTCACCGTCGATTGTGGTCACTGTCGCACCGAGCGTTGGGTCTGCCAGCAATGCCTCAATGACTGTCTCCAAATACGGGCAGATGGTAGAGTAGGCCCGCCCCAGGTCGGCCCGCGCATAGTGGATCTGCACGATGATTGTGTGATAGCCAACCACCTGAGCGTGTCCACCGCCCGAGAATCTACCGAGCCGCGGGAATGCAACCGACAAAGGCCACTGTCCTGAAGGTGCATCCGGTGGATTGGCCGGCGCCGCTTTGATTCCAGTGACCGCGCCTATTGTGCTCTGTACGTCCTCAATTGCGCTCTTTAGGGATTCGTTGTAGCTCATTTTGACCACAACCTTTCGATCTCTGTGCCAAACTCACGTACAAACCGCCGTGTCTGTGGCTTAGCTTTGCTGAATGCTGCCCTCAGATAGCGCCTGGCAGCCAGCCCGCCTTTCCACTTGATAATGTCGGCAACGTGAGAACCGCTCTTGAATCCGTGGCGCCGCGCCCACGTCTCAAGCTCAGGCCCGCTCGGGAATGACCAGCCCGAGACCGCGCCGGGGTTCTCGGACAACGCACCGGTGCCATACTCCATCGCGCGTGCATAGCTTTTGTTCGTGCCGACTTTTGCCCACAGCGGCATGGGTGAGCTGTCAACATTGAATGTGATCGACTGCGACAAGTGCCCGCGGTCTTTCGGCGCTTCCTCGCGGCCGAATCCCTGAATGAGGTTCGCAACCTTGTTGAGAAACTTGCGTGCAGGACCTCCGATCAATTTCGGATCTCGCAGTTTGCGCCGAAACTCCTCCGGGCTGCCGTCAGTCCATTCGATTGTCATTTTGCCGACCGCCGCGGGAATGAGTTGATGAGCCCCCGAACGTCTGCGGGCATCATATCCGGGTTGGATGAAATCTCACCGAGGAAAGCCATACCCGCTGTGCCCATCGGTGAATCCTTCCTCAGCCAAATGTACTGGCTCAGTAGGAGAGAGGCTTGCGCGATTTCATCAGGCACAGCCGCTGCAAACCCGTATGTGCCCAAGACTTTGACGGACTTCCTCAGTCCGGGCACAAAGTACTTGCTACTGTTGGGTGCCACATACAGTGCCATTGTCGGCAGTGAGTTTAGGGGCTCGGTATCGAAGTCGGTAGACGCCCAATCGGTGTAGGTGCGTGCCGGGTTTACTGCGACAGAAACAGTTGTGACCACGGTCATGTCATCAATCCATATGCGGTCACCGTGGCGTGGTGTGAAATAGCGGGTCGTTGTCGCAGACGTGTAGAACACGCGCCGCCGGTCGCGGTCGATGAATCGAGACGCGCCCTGCACAACCTTTTCCAGCTCAGTATCGTCGGTCGCGTCATCAGTCTCGATACCGAGCCGCCCCTTGAGCTGTGCCAGTGTGCAGTACCCGTTTGTGATAGCCATTACTTCTCCGTGGCCTCGTGGATTGCCTTGTCAGCAGGCGGCTTTCGCATCCTGCGTTTGCGCGGCTTCACTTCCTCAAAGCAACTCTCAGAATCCCGCTGTAGCCACGCACCGAACTCAGCAGGCACTTCGATTATCTGACCCGCTCGGTAGGAGGCTGCATTGCTTCTGTAATCGTGCTTAACCAGTAGTTTCATATTCACCTCTGAGGGAGATAGGGCGCCCACTACTGAGCGCCCACACTCCGTTTGTCTAGTTGTCTCCGAATGCCGACACCTTGATCCATTCATCGCCGGTCCACAGTAGCATCACGGCGTCATCGGTGCCGCCGTCAAGCGTGATGTCCCCACCGGCTGCGAGATTGCTCCCGCTCTCAAGGATCGCGATTGCGTCCGATGCATTCTCGTTAGTCAGTATCAAGAGCTGTCCAGTAAGTGCGCCATCGGCTATGACGGAGTTTGTGATAGCCGTCGCGCTCGTGATTGGCTGGAAACTGCCCAGCGGTGTGATCGTCCCAGCCGCGGTCACAACAACAACATCACCTTCTGCCAGCGCGACGAACTCACTAATCACAAACGACTTGGTAGTGTGGTCGTCGCTGTATCCGATAATATCAGCGCCGTTGTAGACGTATGAATCAGACGACGAATCAATGGCAATGCGCTCACGCACAGCCTGAGACTCGATGCCGACAACCAGCGGCGCCTGCGCGGGCCCCTCAAACACCGGCAGCGGGATTGAAACCTCAAACACCATAGCAAACAGCAGGACCGCGGCAACAACCGCACTGAGCCCAAACTGCAGCCATTTGTTCATATCGTGGAACTTCTGAATCATGATCTGTCTCCTTTTCTAAGGTGGGGCTCGGTAGAGACACCCCACCTTGTGTTGTGCTAGTTCTGGGTTAGGTCACCAGAATGTAGTAGATACCCGCGCCGTGATTGCTCGTGAGGTCATAGGACGCGATGCCGGCCCGGAAGCTGGCAACCATGATTGTCTGGCGCTTCTGAATGTCCTTGTCCATCTCGACAGTCAGCCCGCGAAAGCTGCCGACCTTCCACATGCGCTTGTTGACGATGCTGAGCTGGCCATAGATGTTGTTGCCGGCAGTCGTGCTCACTTTGCCGTCAGCCTCTGTCAGCGGTGCGGATGCGCTCACGAGGATAGGAACACCGCGATAGCTGGCCAATTCGCCGACCAGCAAAACGGCCTTGCCGCCGTACTTGTCCAAGGTCTGCACGCCATCAAGCCCCATCAGGCCCTTGAAATAAGTCGTCACGTCACAGGTCATGAAACAGTCCTCGGGATCGACCGCGTATTTGCCCATCCGGGCAAGCGCGCTCAGAATCATCGAATCTGACAGAGCCGCACCGGCTGCACTGGCGCCCTGCGCGGTGTCATCGACCAGCCAGTAGTGGCGCAAGCCGTCCTGGCCATCGCTCAGATACGGCTTGGTGTCTGCCGGATCGGCGTCGTCTAAGTTGATGTTGCCGGTGCCCGCGTTCGTGGCGTCAGCGTTCAGCAGGAAGCTATCAAGTTCTTCAGCTGCACCGCGGATCAGCTCAGCCCGGAGATTGGGAAGCATCGGTACGATCGAGTCCTCATCCAGCGTGTAGGACCAATCGACCTCGGCAAGCAACTCTGTCGCGGTCATGATGCTCTGAGCGGTCGTTGGATTGCTGGCTGTGGCCGCCGTATTCTCGGTGCCCTTCTGCCAAGTGAACGTTGACCAAATCGGAACGTGATAGGGGTTGCTCGGCATTTGTACCATTGGCCCAAGCGCCTGAGCAATCTTTGACTTCAGGTAAACCTGCTGCCAGATCTCGCTGCCCATCAGCGTGGGCACGAAATCATCGCCACTGCCGTCCGTGGTGCTGTCCATCGCCTTGACAAGCTCGGGCGACATTTGTTTCTTGCCGCCCTTGAGAGAGCAGGCGAGAATCGACAAGTCAAACGCATTCAGCCCGGCAAACTTTCCGTCCTTGATGACGCCGTTGCCGCGGCTCTGTCCGTCTGGGGCCACGTCCTCAGTCTCACCGCGCCGAAAAACAGGCGCCTGTGCGACCTGCAAAGCGGTCAACTGGTCGTTCATCTTCGCAAACTCTGCCGTGATCGCGTCCATGTCAATGGTCGCGGGATCCGGCTTGTGCTCCTTTACCGTGGTCGTCAATTCCTGCATTGCCTGCAGGAGGCCGTCCATTTGCTCACTCATTGCTATTTCCTCCATAGTGCTGCTTGAATACTGCGATCATTTCAGCCAATGCATTCCTCAGTTCCGGCCCTAGTTCAGTGTCAGCATCAGTGCTTTCCGGTACTGGTTCAGCGTGGTTATCCGCTGGGTCATCGCCCTGCGGGGTATCCTGTTCCTGTTCGGGCTCGGCAGTGAGCCCTTTCACGGCCAACCGCAACGCTTCCTGATTCGCGGGTACGGGTACGAGAGACCACTCCAAAAGTTCCCACTCGGTAAAGTCGTAGCCGCCCGCATCGTTGTTTTTGAAGTCGGTCGGGTTGAACCCAATCGAAGCAGTGCGAATCAAACCCTGTTGCCACAGCGCCAAAATCACATTCATCGGGTCGGAGTCGTTCACCGGCTGCCTGAGCGTGAACTCGGCAACAAGGCCCTCATCACTGACGGTCAGTTGCACAGTCTCACCGATCGTTGCCCACGGGTCGTGGTAGTTGTGCCCCCACTGGACCACAGGGTTTTTCATATAGTTCTCAATCC